ATCTCCATGAGCATTACTCTTTAATCCCATCTGACGGGCTTGTTGTGAGGCTACCGTCTCACGAGCTTCAATTATAAATTGCCTAAAAGACTTCATTTTTACTAACTATTATTAGTTATTTATATTTTTATCACGCATCAATGTATTTATTTCTAGGGTCATAAGCACTTTGCTTATTCACAAAAGAAACACTAAATCCCTTATATCCAGTAAGTCCAGATGCATTACGTTTAGGGTCTCTTTTTATAACTAAAAAAACATCTGAAAGCATTCTTTGAATATCCGTTTGACTATTATTTTTATATATCGCTAATGCCTGCATAGACATTATTTTATTTTTTGTACTGAAACTTGTCCTTTTTGCGCTAACTACAATGTAATCCACTCCATTGCGCCCACCAAAACAATATTTTTGAATTTCTTGTTTAGTTGCAGGAACTCGTATTCCTCCAATTTCTTGACCTTGACTATTTGTAAACGACGTAGCTCCAGTAGCATTGCTATCGTAAATTACATTACCTGAAGATATAGCATTCTTTAAAATGTTTAAAGGTCTAGGTGAATATGTATCAGCACTACTCCAGAATGAAAAATTACCCTGCTTTAGTGAAATTGTAACATCTGGCTTATTTCTACATCTAATACGAACATCTGGTTTAAGTCCAGCTTGTCCAACTTTAGCTGCTTCAATTATTGGACCTATTGATATTTTTTTATTACTTCCATAGATATTTAATGTTAAATTATTATATGCATTAAATATATCATTAGGAATATCCATTTTTTTTCTTAATTCCTTCATCTCGCTAATCCCATCAATAATCGCTGATGTGAAATATAATTCATAGGCTTCACCTGGCTTCATTACAGAAGATATTTTACCAGTAGGAGGTAAAGCAACTTTTATTGAAATTACATTATTTTTATTGACTCTTATTTTTCCAATAGAACCATCAGTAGTTTTTTCAAATATTGAGTTTGGGTATATGTATTTTAATCTTTTAAATAAGTCTTCAAAAATTTCTTTACCTTTCTCTCTTTCATTTGGAATTAAATGTATAGTATTTAATTTCTTATAAATTATGCAGATTTTTTTAAAAATATCATTAACAGTATAATGAACTTTATACACATCTAACCACTCATAATTAGTTTGAGGTTGAGGCATTTATCTACTTATATTCTTATCTATATATAAATTAAAAAGGGGGCATACGCCCCCTTAATTATTCATATCGAATAGTTAAACCTTTTAGAATGCCGGAGCAAGCAATACCTTGAATTCTATTTCCATTAGAGGCTTGTGCGGAAAAAGGAGTTCTAAAAATATCATCTTCTGAACATTGAAATAAAGTGAAGAAGTTCCAATTTTGAGTTTGAATATTTGTATACCCCTGCGTTTCCAGGGTGCGAGTTGTTCTTTCGGGTTGAGTACATGCTGTTGTTAGCACGACTATAAAAATAAGAGTTACGAGAGTTTTCATGGAAAATTAATTAGGAATATGGAAATTACGATACAAAAGAGGGAATATCAAATATCACCATCAACTCTATTCTCTGACCTATGTACACTAAAAGTTCCTTCCGGGTATCGGGCTGAAAGTTTCTCATAATTGAGTTGCATAATATCCTCAAAGCTTACGTCCATAGCAATGCATAGTTGTGCAAAATACCAGAAACAATCGGAACATTCCTTAAGCAAATGGACCTTTGCATTATCATTAAAAGGCTTACCTTGTAATAGACATTTCTTAATAATTTCAACAGCTTCTCCCATTTCGGCAGAAGCACCAAGAGCAAATGTAAGAAGATGAGTAAGTTTAACTCCTTCATCATTAAGCTCATTCATACGAGCAATAAGGCTTGAAAAATTACTACTTGCAGGACTAGTGGTTTGTCTAACAAATTCAATATATTTCTGTGAGTCAATTTGTGTAGTCATATTAGTATTTAAAGTTTGCGAATTTACTTGTTTTAATTTCTTCTTGATTATAAGCCTCATCTTCTACTTCGTCAAGAGCATCAACTTGAGCACTTTGCTCTACATCAAAAAGTCTCATTTTATTTCTATCAACTCCAACTACAAACCTCTTAAATTTGGAGACATCGTTATCACGATTACGAATTTGTTTAAACATTACCTGACCGAGTTGGTCTAGTTCATCAGTTTTAATAAGAGCCACCATTTGGTCTACAGTTGCCGCAACTCCAAAACTTTCTGAAACGTCAGTCATATCAGGGTCGGTTGTTGTATTACGTCCAGTTTGCGTAGCAGATACGATAGGAACATTATACTCTACAGCAAGTGCTCGTATCTCTTCTGCAATGCTCTTTACATAACTGTAAGAGTTTACTCCAGAGTTTGCTTTATAACGACTTGACGCACAGATATTCAAATAATCAATAAATATTGCATCTGGATGAAAATGCTTCTTAAGAGCAAGCTCATTGAGCAATGCCTTAAAGTGTCCGACGTGTGCAGATGAAGTTGGATATTCTTTAATGATTAACTTGCCTTGAGTTTTTTTAGCTAGCTTTACAATCTTACTTTCAAAACTATCTTTAGATAAAGTATTAAGTTGAGAGATATTTACATTCAAAAGATTTGCATCAATCCTTTGTGCAATTTTCTCTTCCGCCATTTCCATAGTAATGTATAAAACATTTTTACCCTGTGAAATAAAGTTAGAAGCAAAAGAGCACATTGCTAGTGACTTACCAGCATTTGGAGCAGACATAATAAGAAATACTGTCTTTTTTGATAGCCCCCCACCTGTAATCTTATCAAAGAAGTTTAAATTGAATGAAAGTTTATCTTCTTTTTTAGTATAGAAATCATATCGTCTTTCATAATCTTCAATTAAATCGTGACCTATGTGCTCATCAAATGAAATTGAAAGAGCTTCCTGTAGAATACCAGGAATAGCTTCACGACCTCTTTTGTTATCTCCTCCATCTGCAATTTGAATGCTTTCCATTAGAGCGAGATAGATTGCTCTATCTCTACACCAGGTTTCAGTTGTATTAATTAACCATTCTAAATCTGCATTAGTATTCGTAAGGTTCTCAACAAAATCACAAAAGCTTTTATATGTATCCTCATTTAAATCTTTTCTTTTTTCTGCCTCAATGAGTAGAACTTCCTTTGTTGCAAGATTTTCATAAGATACAATAAATTTATTAATCTCTTCAAATACAATTTTTTCGTGCAAATTATCAAAGTATTCTGGAAGAATAAATGGTAATACTTTTCTACAATACTCGTCGTTGAATAATAAATTACGAAGAACTGTGGTTTCTACTCTTTCCATTTCATTTGTAATGCAAATATGTTTTCAAAATATATTGAGGTCCATTCACTGGAGTTATTTTTTTATGAGGGAATAACCAAAGAGAAGGATATATAATCAATTTTCCTTTTTCAGGTTGAATGAATAAATCTAGAAATTCATCTTGACCTGCCTCATTATCACTTAAATACCACATAAAGCAAAGAAAACGCCGAGCAGAGGTATAATCTTGAACATCGACGTAGGTTTCAATATTATCTTCCTCATTAGGCATAAATCTTTGAACTTTAAACTTTTCAAATGCGTGAGTTTCTGGAAATACTCTTTTATCAAAAGTCTCATAATACTCATCCCTATACTTAAAGACATTTTGAATTAAGTCATTATGTATTTTATTTACATCATCAGATAACTCCCGAACTTCAGTTAAATTAAAGTGGGAATATAACTGACCTTCTTCATTATTACAATATTCTGGATTTTGCTCAAGAAGTCCTATTAAAAAATCACAAGTATCTGAATTTATTGCATTTTCGTGTATCTGTATAAAATCAGTTAGTGCTGCCATATGAGAACTCCAATTTTGCAGCATTATCAATTTGTTCTAGCAGTTCAGGTGTAAAATACTTTTCAGGTTCTTGTAGAACACTCTTTTCATAATATGACTTATCATCAAATACATAACGAGTTCCGTTCTTTTGAACTAACCCATACTTCTCTGCTAATTGAAGTAATCCATAATATCGGTCTAGACCTCGCTCATCATAGAATAATCTAACTTCAACTTCTTGATTTTCTTTACTCAATCTAGATTTAAATGTTTTGGCTTTAATAATAACTCCTACAACTTCAGTTCC